GCGTGAATTCCGGCGGTCCCCGCCGTACTGTATTCCTCAAGGAATCTGTTCTTCAGGTTTGTGGCAGCGTTGACGTCCCTGTCGTGGACGGCTCCGCAAATGGGGCACACCCAATACCTGACATTCAGGTCCTTAGTGCCCTTGTTGACATGACCGCATTCGGAGCATGTCTGGCTGCTGGCGAACCACCTGTCGGCGTAGTGGATGTAGCAGTCGTACTTGCTGCCCTCCCACTCAAGCCATCTCCTGAACTCTCCGAACCCCAAATCCATAACGGACTTGCCGAGCTTCAGCGACTGTGACATCGCCTGGAGGTTGATGTCCTCAAGCACGACCACGTCGTACCTCCTCGCGAAGTGGAGCGCAGCCTTAATCACGAAGTCCCTGCGCTGGTCGGCGACCCTCTCGCAAGCCCTCGCATAGCGTCTGCGGGCCTTCTCCCTGTTCCTGCTTCCTCTCTTGTGCCCGTCAACATCCACCATACTTTTCCTTGACACGCGCCTCGAAAGGCGTGCGAGCCTCCTCTGGTTCTTCCTGAACAGCCTGACGTACTTGGGTTTCGCTACGTCAGCGCTGTCGGAGGACACCGCGAAGGATGACATGCTCATGTCAAGCCCGACAACCCGAGGGTTGTCAGCGTTGGTGACACGGCTTATGACGGGACCTTCCTTCTCCCTTGTCTCAACGGTTATGGACACGAAGTACCTACCGGACTTCGTCCGCGACACGTTAACGGTCTTCACCTTCCCGCAGAACGGGCGGTGCAGCACGATTTTCACCTTCCCGATTTTCGGGAGCGTGATGTGCTTTCCATCGGAGGTGATATGTACCGCCGTCCCGTTGTTGTAGGTGGTGTACGCATCCTTGCTAACGCCCTTCTTCTTGAACTTGGGGAAGCCCACCTTGCCCTTCCGCTTGCCGCCCTTCGACTCGAGGTAGGCCTTTATCGCCTTCTCGAAGTGGATGCGTGCCTGCTGTAGGGCTACGGTGTCGCATTCGGAGAGGTACGAGTACTCGGGCATCTTCCTGTAGTGACCGTAGTCGGGAACTTTGCCCATCGGCTCTCCGGTCTCCTTGTACACCATGTAGGCGTCCCTCCACCATGCGAGTGACAGGTTGTACATCTTGCGGGCGCAGCCGAAGAAGCGGCTGAGCTTCTCAGCCTGCTCCGCCGTCGGATAGATCCTGTACTTGAAGGTGCGTGTCGCCATAACCGCTTTATATTTATTTATAAATATACAGGTAACTTAAAACTGTAAGTTACTGTATTCCAAAGTGTTGTTGTATTTTGTCGGTTTGTTTTCGGAGTTTTTTGTACTTTTTTGCACCATGATATTTATAATATGGTGCGCCGCCTCTCATCCCACGACTGAAGTCATGGGTCTTCCCGGCGGTAATGATAAGTTTCATAATCATTAGAGTTTCGCAAATTCTCTTTCATATTCTGCTTTCTTCTCTTTCAGAATAGACAGTAGGGCTTCAATAATTCCAGGTTCTTCGGTAGTGATAGTTTGCTCATAATCAGAACTTTTGATGATTGCTCCAACTTCCCAACTGGTGCCTGCTGACTCCAAAGTGTTAATAATTGACATAAAATTTTGAATTTTCTTACTAAGTTCTTGCGCTTTTAAAAATTTTTCTGTTTCCATGATTTTAATATTTTTATTTATTTCTTATTTATTTTTTCATCAATCATTTTCAGCCAATCCATCTGCCAGAATCTGAACAGTATGTTGTCGATTACTTTCATCTCATCCTCGGAAGTCTCGATGTTAGTTGCTTCTTTGAGATAGTTCTTTACACGTTCAATCATCTCGAAACGCCCATCTGTGCAACAGTCTCCATAGGGCTTTTTGAATGAAGCGGAACTACCAACAGTATCAGGTGCATCAGTACTTTTATCTATTCCAAATTGATTCATCGTCATAACTTTTTCATCTATTGTTTCAATATTAGACAGTCCTGTTTTGATTTTGCCAAGTATATCCGCCTTCAGTATTGAACAGTATTCTTTTGAAGGTTGACAGACACATGACATAAGTTCATTGACAAACCGGTTATATGCTTCAAGTGAACGCCCTTCATCCTCGAACCATTCACCAAACTGTATGCAGTCATAAAAATCTTCACTGTTTTCTGGACTGTTCTTAGGAAAAACAAAAAATGTTTTTCTCTCAGAATGGAAGCCATCATCTTCACCAAAAGAAAGGCGTGGAAGATGCGAACTCTTAAGGTTCGCATGGGAAACGCCGATATCATTCAACTCCTTTTTCATAACAGGTGCAAAAGTACACAATTTTTTAAGATATAAATCTTAAAAAATGTTAAACTTGCACAACACTTGAAAAAAATTTCAAGTTTCCGTATATTTATAATAAAAAGAACCCCAAACACACGCACGTTATGCCGATATGCACCTACAACGTAAGGATGAACCCCACCGATGGCACGAGAGCCTACTGGCTCTCCATGCTCGGGGAGTGCGCTGACGCTTACGGTGACTGCTGTGACTTTCTGACAGGTCACGACATCCCGATGAACGTGAAGGCGGTGCATAACGCGCTTTACGGGTGGATAAGAGGCAAGTACCCTTCATTGTCCTCTCAGACGGTCATCAAGATCTACAAGGACGCGATGTCGGCAGTGCGCTCCATCAGGAGCAACGGGCACAATGACGCTAAGGTTCCGAGGAAGAGGAACATGTCATTGAGGCTCGACAAGCGCCTGTACAGCAGGCTCGGCATCGACGGCATATCCGTGACAAACGGTACGATGGGGAAGCGCGAGCACGTACCCTTCGTGCTCTACCCGAAGGCTGAGGAGATGTTCTCACACCACACCTGCGCAGACCCGCTTGTGTTCGTCCGTGACGGTGAGCTGTGGCTGTCAGTGCCTTTCGAGGTGCCTGACAAACCTCTCCTCAACGAGAATGCGGTGGGTGTGGACCTCGGTGTAAGGCAGCTGTTCGTAACATCCGAGGGCAAGTCGTTCCGTGACACCCGTTACCTTGCCGCAAAGCGAAGGATAAGGCATCTGAAGTCCGAACTGAAGTCTGTCGGGACTAAGTCCGCCAGACGCAAGCTCAGGAAACTCTCCCACAGGGAGCGCAACCTCACGAAGGACATGTGCGTCCGTGCATCGAAGGCTCTTCTTGAGTCCACGGATGCGGGCGTGATAGTCCTTGAGGACCTCAGGAAGATCAAACAGAAGACTTCGAAGAGTAAGGAGGGGTATAAAAGGAAACGGCACAACAGCAGGATGGCACAGGTGCCGTTCCACGGGTTCAAGGAAGAACTGTCGCACAAGGCACCACTCTACGGGAAGAGGGTGGAAACGGTTTCCCCGACATACACGAGCCAGACTGACAGCAGGACGGGCAGGCGCGACGGCGAGCGCAAAGGCCGCCGCTACATCTGCAAGGACGGTGTCGTTCTGGACGCGGACTGGAACGCGGCGGTCAACATAGCTCTGAGGAGCAAACACCCCGTTTCGAGCGAGGCAGCCCCCGTTGACGGAGGGCTGGCGCCCCTGACGGGCAGGCATACGTCAACATGCCGATTGCATTGTAAACCCTCCACGGAGGTCTTGCAAGCCGCTAAGTCTTTAGCTTAGCGGTAGTTGACTGGCAAAACTACAACAAAAAACAATATGGTAAACTTAAAAAACGTTAAACAATTTCCCCAGACAATATCTTCGGTTTGGACCAGAACTTATATGTCACATCCTCCCATCCCTTGCCCATCTCGCTGACACCGCTATAGATAGGATTTTTATAAAATAACCGCTGGTTCGTCTCAGGATTGTCAAGTGGTCCATACTCAGGCATATACGGTCCGATTTTCACATAATCGAACACCTCAGAGTACCATTTTTCCACATTTTCCCTGCCTGAATACACCCCTATTTTCACATTTTCCCACTTTTCGGATATGTGTTCGGCGAGTTTCCTGAACCCATCAGCGTCATTTCCCTCTCCCATGAAACAGAAGCATGTTATACCACGGTTCCTCTCAATGAGTCCATCAATTACATCACAAGTGAGGATGCAGCCCCTATCCTCCTTCAGATAAGGGCTGTGGCATCCTTTGCAGTTGTTCTGGCAGTTGCTTATGTTGACAGCGAGCGTTATCTCATCAGGTATCTCACTGAACACCACTGTCGTGTCCTCGGGTATGTACTTAACACTCATAACTATTCAATGTCTTTAGAGTAATATCTTTTACCTTCTTCTATCTGTCTACCCTCATTGAAGTCACTTACTCTTCTGAGGTAGCCGATAATCCTTGTCCAATAGTCAAATTCAGTACCGCCGCATTTAGGACATTTGTCAATAGTCTCCTTGCTTATGTATCCACAGGACTTGCATTCAGAATTTTTCACATTAACTGTCCAATAGTTACATCCTACCTCACCAGCAAAATCAAGGAGTTTCCTGTACTGCTCAAACGTGAGGTGGTGGTCAAGTTGGATATGGTTTGCTGAACCACCATCAAGTGATGAGACATTTTCCCTTCCGTGAAGTTTCATCTTGTCAAGAACACTGATGTTGGTATCATCAGGTAGGAAAAAGTACGATGTGTAGCAGTTTCTCCCTTCTGGAACCCAGTATCCATCCTTCTTGTCCCACTTATAGTTCTTTATACCCAAATTCTCAGCGGGTACAAACTCCGTATTGAACATCTCTTTTCTAGTTCTGTGAAGAGCGTTCTGTTCCTTCATATAACCTGTTATTTGTGTTGTGAAATACAAGTAATCTTTGTTATAGGTACATTCACCACCAAGGAACATCCAAGCCTCATTCATTCCGTTTATACCCAAAGTAAGATACTGTTTGTTCAAGTGGATAAATCCTGCTGAATATACTGGAAGCATATTAGCTTCATACAACTCCCACAAAATGCTGTTGTATGCTGTATGATATTTGTAAACACGTTCAAGAATTGGATTTAGGTATTCCTTGAAACCTTCCATGAACTTCTCCTTGTCGTTTTTGAAAGCATCGCGGTTACCATCACACTTTTCATTAACATAGTTCTGCATTATCCTGCTGAAGTTAAGTGTAATTACTGACTTAGAACCAGTTTGCTCACCAGTAAGACCATTGGTAAACGTGAAGGTGTTCTCCTGAATCTTGTTCGAGAGCCGGCAACATGATGACAACGTATCAGGAGAATCGCTCGTATAGATGAAGAAACTATGACCTTCCGCAAGCATTTCCGCTGTAAAGTCGGCATATTCCTCATCAACATACTTACCATCAACATATAGCATTGACATAGTCTCAACGGGGAAGGTAAGCACACATCTTGTCCTCTCCTTATTGAACCATTTCATGAACTCCTTCTGTAAGAAGGATACTGTATCCCATTGCGGCTTCCTTCCATCGGGGAATACAAATTCACCATACATACCCTCAAAATAAGGTTTGTCAAAGTATCCGAAATTTACAAATGCAGATTGGAACCCCCTTGCAGCAGCGGGTTGGTTAATACCATAAACTACCTGCTGGAAGTACTGGTGTATCTGACCACGTATCGTTCTTGTTCCATCACCGAGCTTTAACGTGTATTTTGGGTCTTTCCTGACCTTCTCTAAATATTCAGCAAGTTCATCCTCAGTAAGAGGTCTCTCACTCTCAAAAACAATCTCATCGCGTAACTTGTTCAGCTCATCACTTCCGAAATCATGTGATGCAAGTTCTTCTACGTTACTTGTCCAATAATGTGAAGCATTGAGTAACTTTCTCAGTTTATGCCCAATCTTATAAAAACTGTTAGCATACTTGTTATAATCATCACCCCACTCCTTACGAGCAAACGCATCCATCATATTGAAGAAACCCGCACAAGCGACAGCTCCAGCAAACTGGCTTGAAACAGCGAATATAAGGTTTACAAACATGCCACAGTATGAATCAATATTCTCAGGTGCAGCAGACAAACCACCAAGTCCCTTCAAACCATCTGTGAGAAATGGATATGACTGAATAGCAACGCAATTGTGAACCAAAATATTGTTTGATGTAAAAGTGTGAGTTTCGGTTGTAATATCGTAAATGTATTCATTCAAATCATAAAATGATGATTCTGGTTCAATTTCGTCTACACTTGTAATTTTACAATACCCAACCGGTTTATATTTCAAAAACGACTCCTTTGCAGTTGTTATATTGTCTCTATACTTAAATGAACCATCCAAGACAGTTGAATCTACTCTTTTTGTCGCAGTTATGCCCCAAATAGTATAATTTGTTTTATAACTTTCATTATTACTAAACGGTAATGACTGTTTTGTGTTGCCGATTGAATAACCAAAATGGCGAAATAAATATGTCGCCTGTAAAACACATGCCCTTGATGATAGTCTTATACTTATCGAACTATCATTAGGTTTTATACTACCATCTGAATCAATAAGACCCTCAAGACAACCCTTCGCAAACTCTTCGTTAAATTCAAGAATGTTATACGGGAGTGTTTTATTCCAAGCCTTATCTTGAATCTTAAAATATCCCCTGAACAGTTCATATACATATTGGTTGGCTAATCTTAACACATATTTTTCAGATGTCTTTTCATTTTCTTTTTTAATTTTTCCAGCTATTCCGAAAATGTCATAAATTTTATTGTTTAAGTCTTTTAAGATTTCCTTATCAGCTTGTGTAAATCCAAGTGATTTTGATGTATTGTTGTAATTACCATCGCCAACAAAGAACCCTATCACGTACCCAAGATTTCTGTCAACTTTTATTTCCCTTCTTATAACTGATTGTTGGTATTTTATAAACTTATCCTCAACATCAACCCATGTCGGAAGAATCTTCTTGAAATCTATTGTATTACAACCCTTAAAATTTATTTTTGTACCAACCCTATATTGGTTTATTCCAAGCGAATCTTTAGCTTCAATAGTATTTTCAATATTGTCAATATATTGTATCATAGGATGATTGTCAGTAACAACAACATCCTCTCCGAACGACGTCTTAATTCTTAAAAGAGGTCTGTGTCTCTTTTTTCTTGTAAGTTTTGTGACTCTTGTAAATTCATCATCTCTATCCTTAACATAAAGATGCCAAGGCTCCTTCTGATAAACCACTTTTTCGTTATTAACAAGTTTTTCATCCTCATCAACAATATCATATAACAAGTCAAGAGGTAAAAGTAGGTTTTTACCATTATACAAAACTTCAACAATCTCCTTTGAACTATAAGTATACGGGCTGTTTACGCCGAAACTACTTTCATCATGCTTATACAGTATGTGGTTTTCAAGGTCAGCGATATACTGCTTTGAGAGTTTGTTTGAATAAAGTTTCTTGATTCTCGCAGCCGTATTCCTCCTATTGAACTTTATGTTACCGAACTTCGGTATTTCAGCATTCAAAGTCGCGATGTTCTTGTTGGCTACATTGGCGTTGGCATCATAACTTGAGCCAGTTGATGCGTTGGTGGCACGTATGTAATCTGTTATGAAGTCACCACGCTTCTTGAGTTCATCATCAGACACATAGAATCTGATGTACTCCTTTGCAGCCTTCTTGTTTACTGACATCAGCCATTCCTCAACCTGTCTGCGGATCTCTGCGGTTGAAATCTTGTCGTAGAGATACAGGTTGTTTATGACAGTGTCAAGAAGAACATCGTTGCATTCATCACCCACGCTTGAGTATGCTGCGCAAATTGTTCTTTTCAGTTTTTCTTTGTCATACGGTTCGAACTCTCCGTTTGTTTTTCTTACTTCCATATTATTTTGTTTTTTAGCGAAAATAACTATTGTTGTTTTTGTTTTTTGTCTACTTGTTCCTTGCCTCCTGGACAGCCTGATCGTACTTGGCACCTGAATCATTGATGATTTCCTCAATGATGTGTCCTGCACTTTTCCCAAATCGGCATGTTCCGTTGTTGAACTCGATGTCCCTGATACGGCCACCGCCGACGATGGCACCGGCACGGAACTTGTTGATGGACACGTTCATGACATCACCGCGTTCCCTCTGCTCAGGGGTCTTGCTGAATGACATTACAATGTGTGCGATCTGCACCTTCTTGAACGAGCCGCCACCCTGTGCCATGTTCACGAACTCTGCATCAACGGAGTCCTTGCTGCCCTGTATCGGAATCCAGATGCCCATATCGCACTCGTGGGCTATTGATTCGAGCTTCCTCATCGTGAGACCCTCCCTTGTCCATTCGGAGTCGGATGATGTCTCAGGTTTTTCAAGTTTGAGGCACTCGAAGTAGTCAATCACTATAAGGTCGGGTTTGAAACCTGTCGCGATGCAGTGCTTGATTTTCATCTTTATGTCGCTTGCGGAGAGCTCGTGGTTTACCTCACGCATACCGATGATGTTCTCCTGTATCATCCTTCTTTCCTCAAGGAGGGTGGTGTTGAGCATCTGCACTGCATAGGGCCTCACATCGGGTCGTGAAAGGGTGGAAGCCTCATAACCAGTAAGGTAGCCGAAATACTTCCTTTTCACGTTCACGATGTCATCCTCGAAGAAGATGTGCAGTACCTTCCATCCCTTGTAGTTGTTGGCTGCGCATTTCTCTGTGGCTGCTGCTGCCGCGAATCCTGTTGTGGCTGAGGTTTTTCCTGTTCCGGATGAAGCGATAATGGCACCAAGCTCACCCTTTGCGATACCGCCCATGAGAGCCTTGTCAATCTCCTCGGAGCCTGTACGCATCGTAATCCTGTAATCCTCGTTGAATGCATCCTCAAAATTGTCGAACACCCTGAACTCGTTGGACTTTTTTGTGTTGACTTCAAGAACCTTCTCAAAAAGAAGAATGGTCTCATCATATCTGTTTATGTCACCGCATTTCACGATGTCAGTAGCCTTGTTGATGGCTTTGATGAGGTTCTGCTGCTTGAAGAACTTCTCGCACTGGTCAACGATGATGTCAATACCTATGTACTTAACATCATCCCTCAATTTTTTAAGGGTGGCGCAAAGGATGTCCCTTGTGTTCGGGTCTGTCACCTTTGACCTGACGGCGATGTCAAGTTCGGTATAGCTCATAGTGGTCTCCGTCCTCTCAAACCTCTCCTTCATGAAGCCGACAATACGTGTGTAACGCTCATCGGTGAACATGTTGGGGTCGAGGATTGGCTCCATGTTACAGAAAAATGCTTTATCCTCAATCAGATACTTTGCAAGTTGTTCTTGGTATGCGTCACCAAGAAAACCTAAATTGTCATGTGTTTCGTTTCTTTTTGCCATTATTGTAGTTTTTAGTTTATGTTATTTAGATTTGCCTTCCACCAATTTTAAGTTAAAAAAAGCGCAGCACGTCAGAAAATTGGCAGAATAGATTAAAAGACGACTGCGCTGACTGCTTTAACACACGGCTTTAACTTCTTAGAATTCCGTTCTCCCTGAGGTAGATGTCGGTCTTTTTCCTTGTCGCATCCCTCCATCCGTCAACAAACGACTTGGAGAAGTAGTCAAGACGGTATTCCTTCGGGTCGTCATCGCCGTTCCTGTAAACCTCAGTTTTGGTGTACTTGTTCTTCTCCTTGTGCTCGCTGATGACACCGTAAATCTCCTTTATGATGATGTAAATGTAATCAGGCTCACCGACAGTCATACGGTACCACATGCTCTGCTTGAAGTTCATGTTAAGCAAATCGTTGAATTTCGGTTTCGCGTTGGAGAGGTCCACACTGTTGCGGACATACTTGGGATACTGAGTGCCGTCCCAAATCTCCTCGAACACGGGCTTCTCATCAATCATGAACGAGAACTTGAACGTCACATCATAAGGCTTGAGGTTCTCATCCTCATCGTACTTCGCCTCATCGCTCTCCGGGATGTCAATCCACACGTCTTCCTCACCGGGCTTGAAACCTGTAAGTTTCACGGGTGAGTTCGCGGTGTACCACTCATAGATACGGCTTTTCCTTACGAGCTCGTTCTTGATAAGGTCAACGATGTACCTCATCGTGTTGTTGAACTCAAGGCTTCGGGTGCTGCCGGGAACATAGTTGTTCACCTTGAAATACCTCTGACATATCACGTTTCCGTTGACGGTCAGCAAAATCTGGAATCTCTCCTTGTAGGACTCGTTCCTTTTCTCTCTCTCTAACATAGTTTTATCTTTTTGGTTTGACATAAATTTCTCAGACACAAAGATACATCAAATTCCGTGTGTTTTCTCACTTTTCGGAAAATTTCCTGAAAAAATTTTTCTCACTTACCTCAAGGTTCTTGTACTCAGTGAAAAAGTTGGAGAATGTCCTGTCATCAGTGAGGTTGTCAATCTTGTTGTCGGACAGTATCCTGTACAGATTCTCGAAACTCCTTCCATCAGGGTCCATAGGCATATGTATGTACATGTCAAGGAGTTCCTTCGCATCATATGGCATCAGAGGGTTGGACAAGTCTATGATTTTCTTGTTTATCTCATAGATTCTGTCACCTGTCACGCTGTCGGTAACTTTGTTTACGATGTTTTCCGCCCACTTGAGAGGTTTCTTCTTCTGAGACATCCTCTGCTCGTTTATCAGCTTAGCCTTTGATATGACCTCATCGAGACCGACCTCCCTGTCCCTTATCTCAGGGAAATTGTCGAACAAGGTTTTCTCACCGACCCCCTTTATACCCTTTATGTTGTCTGACACATCACCGCAAATCACCTTCTTAAGAACTACATTGTGGTAGTCGTATCCCATGAGTTCCTTGTGGTTGTGCCTGTTGACAAAGCATTTCTTCGACTGCATATAGATTATCACCCTGTCGGATATGAGCTGCGTCAAGTCCCTGTCGTTTGAGCATATGACAACCCTCTCATTGGGCTCCATCTTTGACACATAATAACCTATGCAGTCATCAGCCTCCGTGTAGTCGCACATAACGACCCTGACGAAAAGTTCCTCCAGACATTGTATCACAATATCACGCTGCCTTGAAAAATCCTCAAACTCATCAGGTGTCTTGTTGGGCTTTTTCTGCTTCGCCTTTGACATCATGACCCTCACCATAGCATTGACCTCCTTCATATAGTCGGACAACTCGGCATCGGAGAAAGTCTTGTCACGGTTAGCCTTGTAGTCAGCACATTCCTGATACCTCAACAGACCGCTCTGTGTACCATCAAAGAAACAATACACATGCCTGAAGTTTGCGAGACGCAATAAGAGTTTTACCTGTAATAGGAACTCGAACACAGCACCGACATTGACATCATCGGAATTAAACTGCCTGCACGCCCTGAAACAAACTTCAAGCAGGTTGGAACCGTCTATTAGAAGCGTGTTGTACGGCTTCTGGACGAACTCCGGATTGTTATTCGCTATCTTTTTGGGTATCGGCTGCGGCATCCTTGGTATCGTTTTCGGCTGCATCAGCCTTGATGAAGCAAAAAATCTGTCCTGTAGGTCCCACATATACGGGCTTCTTCTCATCAAACTCAACGGGAAGAACCTTCGATGTGGCGATGAACTCATCCCTTGACTTGAACACAACAACCTTCTCGGTTCTGTCAGCGGTTTTTTCATCCATACCGATCAGTGATTTGAACACATTGTACGGCATTGAGGAATAGTTCTCCTCCTTGAGGTCGTAGTCGGCGACCTTCGTTGTAACTTGCATCAATTTTACGTTCATGATTAAAAGGTTTTAGTTATTCAAAAAATCCATGATAATTTCCTTTACGGTTTTGGCGCATCCGTTCCTAGAAACAACGACACGGTCCTTGTATTCAACACGTTCGTCATCATCCATATCCTCTTCAATGTCAATGTCATCCTCATTGGTTATCGCACCGAAGAACTCAGAGACACCTTCAGGACAGTCATTACTAACCCAATCCCTTATCTGACCATCGGATTCAACATGAAGGATGACATAGTCACCATAGGATTCATCATCAATACCGAGAAAATCAGGAACATAACAACAATCCTTCGTTGAAATCACCTTTTCTCCGAGGACAAGTTCATACACACCCTCATCAACCAGTTTATAGTGTGCATCAACAACCTGTCCGTTCCAGTTACGGATTTTGCCGGTTTTTACTTCAATGTCCCAAATCACCTCCTGCTTGTCCTTGTCAAATCCGCATACAATAGGGAATGTGTCATCGGTAAGTTCATTGTCGGGCTCATTGTCAACATAACAGTCCTCAAAATAACGACCTGTGATGTGCAGTCTGAAAATCAAATCTTTTTCTTCCATGATAAAAATGTTTTAAATGTTAATATTATGCTTCATCTGCGATCTCTTCCTCACCAAATTCAATGTCACCGATTTCTGAAACATTGATGTTATTGGTTTCGGCTAATTTTTGCTTGATATAGGGACCGTATTGTTTCTTGTACTCATCAAGCCTCTCGGGTTCCCAAAGACCTTGGTCAAGAAGGCAGATTTCGCCCTCATATGTGAGATTGTTCACATGGTTCTTCTCAACCTTTATCTTTACTTGGATACCATATTGGTATGTACGACCATTGTATACGGCTTTCAAAGCCTTTGCACCAGTAGTCTCAGCACCACCCAAATGGAACAACAGACGATACGCCCAAGCAAGTGTGACACCACCCTTGTTCTTCACAGATACAGCACCAGTTATAGTTTTCTGACTCCACGTTTTTTGGATACAGAACATCGTGTTCGTATATGGTGAGTTGACATTCCTTGATGAAGGTATCAAATCATTGACAATAGTGTTGAATGATACGGACAACGCACCGGCAAACCATTGATTGTTATCTGTGTTGCTTGTAGCACTCCTGTAACAGTTACCAACACCGATACTGTCAATGATGAAAAGCATGTCAAACGGAAGTTCACCTTCCCTCTGTTTTCTTATGAGGTCCTTAATACACATGGCAACATCCTCTATAACATACGTTTCCCTTGCAGGTTTGGTCAGCCACTTGCCATGTTCATGGTCAAACTTGCCATAAAGCTCATACAACTTTGCCGTATCATAATACAGCATATCATCACCCGGACCATAGACAATCTCTCCTGTTTCCTCATCAGGATACTCGTTTATATTTACACCGATTGACTTTGCATGATTCCATGCGAAATTGTTCTCAAGTTCAAACACAACAGGAACAATACCTTGTTTCTGTGCAGCTTTTATAGCTTCCAGTTTAAAAGTCGATTTTCCGCTGTTTGTACTACCTCTGACAGCACTGACATATCCCAACGGAATACCCACAATACGTGTTGCACTCGATAAGGCTGAAGGAAACATCAACCATGACAAATCCTTTTCCTTCGCACCAACCAAATTATTACTTTCTTTAAATGCTTTGAGTGCAGCCATCTTGTCTTTTACTGTCACCCCAGCACCTTTTTTCATCACTTGTTTCATAGTCTCGTTTTTTTTGATAGTTGATAAATAAATCCCCCTCCCTTATGAAGGGGGATGGTTCATCTGTTAATCATTCTTGTATTTTTCTTCGAAAAGACGCAGTTCTTCCTCAAACTTTGTCACAACATCTGATGCCTTTGCATATTCCTCCTCACTGACAAGTACAGGATTAATACACTCAACTCTTGTTTCACCACTTTCACACGGGAAACAAATAGCCTTAATACCCTTTTCCTCACAGAAGGCATCTTCAACATAATTCTTTACTTCGCTGAAGAATTCTACCTTTTCATAGCCTTTGAAATTACTCGCATCAACATAGACTGCAAGAATGATTTTTTTTACATTTTCTTCCATAGTGTTATTGTTTTTTTTGTTATTATTTTTAGAACGGCAAATCGGAGCCATTGTTATTGTCGGTATTATTGTTTGCTGTTTGTGTGTTTGCAGCACCATTACCTTGTGTTTCACTACCGTTATATGTCTCTGCTTCGTTCTCCTCTGCTTCAACCTCCTCAACGGTCTTGTAGCGACCATCCTTCTTGCTCCACTTCGGAATGCCACCATTAAGCACAATCTCCATGTAGTCGTACTTCTTCGCTGAGTACATGTCCCTCCAATTTGTCTCTGTGAGCAATCTCTCAAGCAGCGCGGGATCTTCTGTGACCGGATATTCCTTCGACTTGTCGATGATATTGTATGCGGAGCCCTTCTTGTTCGGGTCCTTTGTGATGGTAACCGTTATGTCACGACCGTTCTCAACACTGAAAACATCATAACCCATGATACCGTCCTTCTCCTTCTCTGAACGTCTCTCAAAGAAGATTTCCTTCAACTGGTCCATAATTCCAGTTCCATCCCAGTGGTGGGCGAAGCGCCAGTATTTGACACCCTCATCCTCATGGTCGCGGTCGATGCATCGGATGATATAAAAATCCTTCTGCGAATACATCTTGCTCTGGTCCCAGAACGCCTTGTTCCTCTCATCACCCTTCGGGTATTTGCGTGCCTCATTACGGAATTCCTCGCAACGCTTGCAGAACGGGCATCCCCTCTCATCCTTCACTTTGGACTCCTCATCATTGAGGCACTGCATCTTGATGTAGCCGCTCGGTGAGAGTTTCGGGTCCACCTTGAGCTGGTGCATCTTGATTTTAGCGTTGATTTTATTCGTACCCTTCTCAATAGGGAGAATCCTGATGGTGAGTTTCTTCTTTGTCTCACCGGGTGCGAGCTTTGTGTTAAGGTAATTGTTGGGGTTGAATTCATTCCTTGCGTACCCCTCACCCCTTCCTTCATTCTCATTGAACGGGGTGGTGTTCTCATTCTCTGTCATGTCAATTAAAATTTAGTTTGTTATTGTTTGTTATAAATGTCTATGTATTCCTTGATTGTTCTTGCTATCAGTCCGTTGTCAGCGTTAGGATATTTCTCCTTTACGAAGTTGATAATATCTTTGGTATGCCTCTGCAAGTTCTTGATTTCGTTGTCCTGTTCCATTACGGCACAGATTGAAGCGATTGTCTCGTTCTTTACATCCTCTTCTGAGGGTTCAGGAGGCAACAATTGACTAAGCATATCCGCTTCGAACTCGTTTACATCCTTGTTCATTTGTGCTGTCTCCGTATCTGATTTGGAGAATTCCTCAATGGCGTTCTTACGCTGTTTTAGCATTCTTTTCAGAATCTTCAACTCTTCCTGTTGGTTAGGGAGTTCAATTCCGTTATGTACCGCATTAACCATCTCTGTCTTAACACCCTTCCAGAAATTAAGCGCCATATCTGAAGTCTCTGTAGGACATTCTGCCTTGATTTTCATCGCTTTAGCGATATTCTTGTCTAAATTCTCATATAACATAATTCTATATTTAGTGTTTTCCTATGTAACTTATTCTCCCGTTCGGGTACACATTGTACCAGTATTTCCAGATGCAACCCCTTCCGCATATTTCCGAACCATACCTGTCAAACCTGATAACAGTATCAAACCACACATTCGAAACAACATCACCCTCCTTGTTAATGAAGTTAAACAATCCATCACCCGACTTTACAGTTTTGAAGCCAAAGGACTCAGAATCATCAACAACATCATAAGACCTTGAACTTGTCCTTGAAAACGGCTTGCCATTTTTGTCAAATGTTATGGCATTAGGTATGAAATCGGTATACAACCCAATTTCAGAATCTGATAGGCTTGACAGAAGATGCCTGTTATTCCTGACAAAATCGCTTACTTTTCTTATTTCTTTGGATGACAAGTTACTTCCGCTCATGTCACCGATAATCTTCGGATTGTCAGATATTGTCATCGTTGCGTATGTGCTTGAATCGGTAGAATCATCAGCCTTGAACTTTATCCTTTTCCCATGTCCACCCTTCTTATAACTTCCATTGGTGTCTAGCCATAGACTCGTTTTGATGCCTGTATACTTTTCAGGCAGTTGTGGTGACTCGTCAACCCTGTCAAAATGCATCGTTTTTTGGAAGTTCGTATCACCATCAAGGACAAACTGGTCACCATGCGCTATAAGATACAGCGTTTCAACATTTTCTGAAACAATGTCATATATGAAGTTGACTTCCTCTTCATTCAGGAAACCACAACCGACAAACACAGGATTATAGAAAACTTTGACATAACCGATATTACCATTCTTCCTGATGAAAACAATAGGGAACACGTTCCTGTCAGTGATACATGCTTCAAGAATCCCGAAATCAAATGAATCTGTACCTATATCAGCAGGGTGCATCCAAAAAAGTCCCTCATCAACACAATCGTCATCATGACTGACAAACCTTGTGTCCTTGTACAAGGTGTCAAGCACTTCATCGTATTGTTTCTCTGTGATACAAATTCGTTTCATTTTCATCATCTGTTTCAGTCCGCAAAAATACATAAAAAATCACCACAACGGACAAAAAAATACCGCCATTTCCGTTAATTTTTCTTAAAAACAGCGGTATCTAATATAAAGTGTTATAAAACAATCAATTAGATATTGATATAATCGGAAAGTTTCTTCGGGTATTTCATTGAATCGGAGACAGACTTGTCATTGATGTTGTTGATGTCATCGAGTGTTATCTCATAGACTGTCTCATCGGTGTCCTGTCTCGGGTCGACCATGTTGTCATTGTTCATCTGGTCAGCCTTCACTTCCCAGTATCCGCTCGCTGTGGTGTCATAAGGGGCACCCATCCTTCTGCGGATGTCGGTTTTCTCGGCTGCTGTTGGATTCCGTCTCTCGTACTCCTTCCTAAGTTCATCAACCTTCTTGTCATTGTTGTCAATGGCATCCTTAAGGTCGTTCACGACACTCAGCAGAGTACTCAAGTTCTGGTTAAGCTCACCGATTTTGATTTCAGTGTTCTCCTGAGATGTGGTGAGGTCATCAACATCAATAACCTCATCATCCTCGGTCTCAATGTCAGTCTCAACGGCATCCTCATCATCGGGTTCGATGTCATCAACCTCCATGTAATCTTCCGCTTCACCACCTGTTTCAGGCATTGTCATGTCAGCAGTATTGTCAGCGGGTGCTTCTGCGTGAGGAACATCACCATTTTGCATGTTGTCCTGTCCCGTAGACTGCGGCATCGGCTGTTCCGCACCCTGTTGCTGTGGCATGTTGTCCATTTCACCACCTTGTTCGGGATTTGGATTCTGCTCACCATCCTCGTCCATCCTTGCGATGTAGCCGTTGATTTCGTCAAGGCGTTTCTTGACGTTGCCAAGATCGTACTGTTCAATGAGGTTTTTCTTTTCCATGTGTTAGTCGTTCAGAATGAGTTTATTGTCCTCGGTGAGAAGTGTCCTGCACTCCTCAGTCCTCTCGTATAGACCGCTCTGTTTCTTTTCGCGGCGCACCCTTTTTCCGTTCTCATCAGTCTCAATGCGACTTCCGTCACAAAGGGCTTCTTTTACCGAATTTACAATGTTATTGCACATCTTCTTCCTTGTTTTCTTCCTTATTTTCTTCAACAACCCCCGTATTGGTTTTCTTTGTCCTGCGTTTCTTAGGTGTGGCGGTTGTTTCCTGTGTTTCTGTTTCTGTAGTGACATTCTCAGTCACCTTTTTCTCCTCTTCAATGGCATCCTTTACGAAAGATTCCATCTCCTCGGCATATTTCATGATTTCCTCGGTAAGGACTTCCTGCATAGGTGTCATCTTATTAGTATCTTGCTTCAGAGTGGCTGCTTTTCTGCTCCTGTTGTCTGACAAGCCGATTACAGTTACAGGGGTTTCCTTCTTCTGTACGCTCACAGACCTCCTGAATCTCTCCAATGAGAGTTTCTTCTCGTTCGCCATCCTAGGCTGTGCCTTGTGTTTTACCTTCATGATAAAATTCTTTTCTATATAATAAATATATGGAACAAAGAAAAGTTTGAAATTAACATTTTTTAAGTTCATCGTGGTATATTTTTGTTTAGTTTTGCACCATAATATTTATAAGAAACATGAAGGATGAAAACCATAAGAATCACTGAAAACCAGTTCAATGAAATCCAAAAAGAATTCTCACCGAAAATTGTTATCAACGAGAGTTCTTTCAACCGAATCGTCAACTGGCTTGAAAACTACGAAATCGCACTCATAACCGCATTCAGAGGGAAGAAGGAAAACATTGTCAACAAGGGCAATGTCAAGGATGACGGAAAAGAGGAGGGATACGAATATTCCCACAAGGAAAACAGGGAGAGAAACAGGGAACTCGGAGCAGCTCTTCTCAAATTGGGTTATGGCATAACAAAGGTCAGTGGTGTATATGTTGAGAATTTCGGTAAGCCTAACTCAAGATTGTCAAATGAGGAGAGTTTCCTTGTGGTCAACAAAAACGATGACCCCGACTTCTATAACAGGATTTTCAAACTCTCGGAACACTTCAATCAGGATTGTTTCTGCTACAAGGCTAAAGGTGATGACATTGGCTACAACATCGGAACGAATGGTGCTGACTATCCAGGATACAACAACAAGGTGAGAAACGGAAAATTCGTGACAGGTGTAAAAAACGAGTTCATGACACGTCTGAAGAACAAAGGTTTCGCATTCACAGACAAGAATAAAGATGAACTTGAACCATTCTCGACATCACATAAGGAACGTAAACAGGAGAGGATTGACAAAAAAATAGAGAAATCATTGAATGAGGTTTTGGTTTGTTTCTCAAACTATGGATTTGGTGCGAAACAGAGCATAACCAACATATCGGAAAACCTGTTGAAAATTCTTCATTGTTAATGTTTTATTTTGTGGTATTTTTTTTCATTTAAGCATACTTATATATAAAACATAAGTTATGGTTAAGAAAATAACATTAAATGAAACACAATTTTCAAATATTGTTTCAAAAATTGTTCATGGTATTCTCAATGAAGAAAAAGGAAACATGACAATAGAAGAATTCAAGAAAGAACTTCATCATGAACAATATGAGTATGTTAGAGATTATTGTATTAATGTTCTTGATGATTGTGGATATGATCATGATAAATTCCACAAAATTGTAGACGGATTTGCTTGGGACGTTTCTGAAAACTTATCCAAAAAAGCATTACTTATTTTAAGTAAAGATGATTGGAACTACCCATCAAATAAGTTATACACACTCAAGTATGAAATGGATAAATTTGATATACACAATTTCAATGACTTACTTAAATCAAACGACCCATTTCCAATATTCAATACTTGGTTCTTTCATTGCTTTGATTTACAATATAAGATTAAGCAAAAATTTATTGAATATCTATTAGAAATTCTTTCTAATAGTCAAAGATAACACGGAATTTTCACACCAAATCCATAAAATCTATATTAGTTTCCTGAAACCTCAGATTTGTGTTTTTGAATAACTTCTTTATATAACCTATTAAGATATTCGGCATATTTATCCAAACCATATTTTTTAGCTAAGGAGATTGAGTCGTTATCTCCACCCATGAGTTGCAAAATAGAGTCCTCGTAACTTGTTTCTCCGTTAAGATAAGATTTCATGTTTCTAATGTCACGCTGTATAACACCCATAACCCAACCATCATCTGAATTAAACATTTTATTAAACTCTTTACTTCCATATTCAGGTGTATCACTATGGAAATTGTTTTTATTGTAAGTATGAGGGTTGTACGGTCTTTTATTATCACGAATGTTTTGTTGTACAAAAATATCCTCTGATTTTTTGAACGGGTTTACCTTTGGTAAATTCTTTGCTTTCC